TCCGCCCGATAGCCCAAATGTAATGGGATATAAGGATAGAAGTGATATTATGAATGATGTTTCATATTATTATGCACCATATATTCCGGGAATGATGAAAATAACAGATGCGTAAAGTAAATACCGACGTCGATATTGACGTCTTCAATCGAGAAAAAATTCTTGAGAAATTAGAATGTATCTTTGGTCGCATTGACCGTACTGATGATAAGTTTGAAAAACATAACACCGGTGTTTATTTTCAAAATATTCCCCGCGATCCTGTGACAAATATTTCTACGATAGATCATAGAATTGCGAAAGATTATGGATACTTCAAGATTGATTTTCTCAATGTCAATATGTATGAAGGTATAAGAAGCGAAGAACATCTTCTTAAACTGTTACATACAGAGCCGCCCTGGGATTTTCTTGAATATGAGGAAATAACAGAACAATTATTTCATCTCAGTGGACATCATAAATTGCTTTTGAAATACAAACCAAAATCTGTTGAGGATTTGGCTATGGTCTTAGCAATTATTCGCCCAGCTAAAGCTTATCTACAACAAGCAGATTGGGACCAAATTAGAAAGGAAGTGTGGATTAAGGCAGGCGACGAAAACTACCAGTTCAAGCGAGCGCATGCCATTTCTTATAGTTTAGCTATTGTGGTAAATCTAAATTTACTGATAGAAAAATTGTCTCAGGATTAATCTGGCTTTCTTACAAGCTGAATCTGACGCTTCTTAATTCGTTTCTTCATTATGTTATTTAGGCTTGTGACTGAGCCAAACATAATTTCAACATCCTTGTTTACAATAGTTTTTAGGCAATACCGAAACGGTGTCATTTGACCTTGCATAAAAATATTGATAGGAAGTAAACGATTACTTTCCCACCACCATGTTTCTCCATACTCTAAAAAGAGTATTTTTTCTTCTGGTGTACGAATTGATTCGTAATCGTAGAAACTAATAATTTTATCGTCAGAGTTCTGAATAATGCCAATGTATTCGTAAGATTGGCACCTTAATCCACTGAGAAAGGGAAATTTTTGTTGAATTTCGTCTAAATTTATCATAACGCTTTATTTATGAATTTCAATTATTCCTTAACCTTTTTTTGATGTTTGCAGTGATAAATATAGAAAAGGCAGGGATATTATGAGACTAGATGAAATTAGTAGACGCGGGTTTATAAAGGGAATTGGTGCCGCTGGAGCGACAGCCGCCGCAGCATCTATTGCACCTGCAAAGGTAATAGCTGCTATAAATAGCTATACCGAACAATTAGGTGGCAAAGAAGCAATATCTTTGTTGGATCAACTATTATCGATCACCGATGCAAGAACTATTTGGAAAATCGGCAACTGGTTTGGTGACGAAGGGAATATCGATGAATTTTATTATGGTGCTCTTACCACAAGTGAACGAAAAGATTTAGAAAAAGAAATTTTGAGACGCTTTTCATTGCAGAATAAATATGACAGTGTCGATGATTTCATGAGTGAGCTAATCTGGGGGATTACAGATGGTAAAGGTGACGGTCGTAGTTTTCGGGACACGTATGATATTGTAGATAGATTGATTGGAAGAAAGACACTTGTTAGTCAAATCGATGATATTCTTAAGAAATACAATATTTCCGAATATGAATTTGCATCCGATGTTGATTTGTGGAATAAGGTTGAACATACAATCTGGTCTAAACCCGCCAAACAGAATTCTGTAAATCAGGAAATTACAATAGATAATTTAGCAGATATTGCAAAAAGTTCTTCATTGCCGAGCAATTTAGTTCGTTTGGCAACTACTTTATCGTCGGTAATGAAAAAATTATTAGGAAAAGAAAACCAGGATACATCTAATACATCGACAAATCAATCTCCGCCTATAGAAAAACCATTATCATTGCCGGCACCATCGGATAATGAATTGGGTGATTTAAGTAATATAGAAAGAATGAAGGATCTAGCAGGTATACAAAGAAAATAATATGGACGTAACTTTTCATAAACTATATATGTATGATCATGTGTGGCAGCTTCTTGCTGTCGGAGATACCTTCTGCAATTGTAAGGATAACGGACCAATGAATAACAATATTCCATTGAAGGCACACAAGGGCATTGACAACAAACTAATTTTCAGAGTTTTAGGTCCAGACCGTGTGCCCTTCGATATCGCATGTGATCAACAAGTATACGCAAGAATTATTGATCCAGAAAATAGAATGGTAGTTTGTGAAAAGCTTTGCCGCCTTGGTCCAGCAAAAGGCATTATTACTCTAGAATTAGATTCGGGCGACATTGCGTTAATTCATGCCGGTCTTTATGAAATGGTTCTAATTAGAACACAAGATTTTATTTCTAATGTGCCCGGGTATTATGTTGAAAAGCCTCTATACAGCGATTTTAACGACAATGTGGCAATGGAAATTGTAATTACTGAGCAGGCATTTAAGGCACCTTTACCAAGTGTTACAATTTTACCAGAGCATTGGACACCTGATATTATTGTTCCGACCTTTGGTCCACCGACACCCTGTTTCTATACTTCACGTATTCCCGGAGGTAGAGTGTTGAATCATATTGATTCTGTACATTCTTTTTCTACATATACAAAGAATGCCTATGGCGTTCTAGAAATTTGGGGTTCTTTAGAGGAAACACCGGATCCATATCTTAACCACACACGTTGGTTTAAGATTTTTCCAACCTCAATGTCACAAGACATTGAATTTATTGGATATACGGGTACTACCGCTTGGACATTCTCTGCTAACTTCCTATGGTTAAAATTTAGATGGTTCCCATCACAGGAAGTTCTTGATCCCGGGGTGCTCGCTAAGTTAATTGTTCGAACATGAGATTATATCAAATTCTTAATGAATCGAAAAGACAATTACAACCATGTCCTTTTCCATCATCAAAAATTAAGGATCCGTTATATCACGGAACCGCTGAGGAATTTTCTAAATTCTTAAGACCTGCCCACGGTATTTATGTAACTCCTTGGGAAGATTGGGCCCTTGATCATTACGGCAATGGAAAAATTGTTGTCCTTTATGCTAATGTTACGAAAATGATTACATTAGATCCTGGGGGATATGAGGTAGATCCTTTTTATGATATGGATTATGAGGAAGTATCAAGGATGATTGCCAAGTGGTCTAAACAAGGATATGATTGTTGTAAGTTTGGTGGAGAATCAGATTCTATGGTTCTATTCAATAATATTCGGATTGTGAATGCCATAACCGGCGACGAAATGTAATTGATTTTCTTCAGAGAATCTGTTATACTTGTTCATGACAGAAAAAATAAGAAAAATTTCTAAAAATAGGGAAATTTATAAAGAAAATTTTATAAAGAAAGCAACACAGCTTCATGCTGGGTTATATGATTATTCGAGTATAATCTATATAAATGATAAGACTGATATAGTTTTAAAATGTTCAGTTCATGGAAATTTTATTATATCACCAAATAATCATTTGAGGGGACAGGGATGTAGGTTGTGTGGGGAAAAACGAGCCGCCGAAAAAATTACAAAACCTGTTGAATTGTATTTCTCGGAAGTTTCGAAAATCCATAATAATAAATATGATTATTCTAAATCAATTTATACTTTCGCAAGAAATAAAATACTAATAATTTGCCCGACACACGGGGAATTTTCACAGACAGCCTCATCTCATCTTAAAAGCGGGTGCCCAAAATGTTCAAATTGGATTTCTAAAATGGAATCTAACTGGTTAGATTCTTTGGGAATTTCGATAGAATTTAGACAGAAGATCTTATTTATAGATAAGAAACGAATTAAGGTTGATGCATTTGTTCCCGAAACTAACACTGTATATGAGTTCTGGGGTGATTACTGGCATGGAAATCCTAAAAAATATAAACCAAATGATGTTAATCTTAAAAATAAGAAAACATTTGGGGAATTATATAAAGACACCTTATCGAAAAGAGAATTAATTCTCAAATCCGGTTATAATCTTATTGAGAAATGGGAAACCGAATGATAGTTGATTTATTGAAAGACGCTATTCTTCAAAATTTAGGTCCGACTAAATCCGCTCCAAAAAATTTCCTCAAAAGAAATTGTATGTTGTGTCATACCCAAGGTCACGGGAAAGATACAAGAAATCGATTTGGAATACAATTTCAACCTACTTCGATTTTAATGAACTGCTTTAACTGTGGATTTAAGGCCGCTTACACAGAAGGTAAGGAACTATCTAAGTCATTTAAGTTTTTCTTAAAGCAGATAAATGTTGATGACAAGTTTATTGATCGCATTGAATTTGAAATATTCAAGCAGAAAAACCAGTTACAAAGTACAAGAGAGGGAGATGAAAGTTCTAATTCAATCGATAAAGTAAAATCTTTGGTACAAAAATGGAAACCAATGGATCTTCCGAAGGACTCCTTGCCAATAGAACAATGGTTAGATCTGGGGTTAGATGATCCAAATTTCTTAAAAGTAGTCAACTATGCGTTAGATCGAAGAATTTACAAATTAGATCAATTCTACTGGTCACCGGAAACATTTAACAATATAAATCAACGACTTATAATCCCTTATTTTTATAAAAACCGAATTGTGGGATTTACGTCGAGATTATGTTATGATACAGATGGCAAGAAAATACCAAAGTATTTCCAACAGTGCTCGACGGACTTTGTCTATAACCTTGATCATCAGCAGGACTGGGCGCGTAAATATGTGATCGTTACAGAAGGTGTATTGGATGCCTGGGTAACCGATGGAGTGGGTACGCTAGGCGAAATTGGACAAGCGAAAATTGATATTATAAACAGATTACAGAAACAGGTAATTGTTTGCCCAGATAGAGATAAGAAAGGGCATGACTTGGTTGAAGCAGCAATAGCAAATCATTGGGCTGTTTCTTTCCCAAAATGGGAAATGGGCATTAAAGATGCTTCGGCAGCATCGGTAAAATATGGAAGATTGTTAACAATCCATTCTATAGTTTCATCCGCTACCTCTGGTAAAGAAAAAATTAATGTACAATGGAAAATAAGTCAGGCCGAGCGTAATCGCAGTAAGAGATAAATAAAACTAAAATGGAAAATAAATATGAATACATTTTATGTTTATGCGTATATACGATCTAAAAATTCAAAAACAGCAAGTGCCGGTACCCCATACTATATAGGTAAGGGAAAAGGAACAAGAGCCTTTAAAAAACATTCTTTTCCCTTACCTATAAATTCTCATGTAGTTTTTCTTGAGACTAACTTATCTGAAATCGGTGCATTCGCTTTAGAGCGCAGATATATCAAATGGTGGGGGAGAAAAGATCTCGGCACTGGAATTCTTTTAAATAGAACCGATGGCGGCGACGGAATTTCGGGTGCGATTTTAGGTCCGCGGCCGCCGGAAGTAAAAGAAAAAATAAGTAAAGGAAATCTAGGTAAAAAATTATCAGAAGAAACAAAATTAAAAATTTCTAATTCTAATAAGGGAAAGAATCTATCACCTAAATCACCCGAAACAAAAAGAAAAATGAGTATTGCCCATACCGGAAAAGAAAAACCGAGTAAATTAAAAGGAAAAACATTTTTTGAAATTTACGGTGATGATTTTGAAATTCAAAGAGAAAAAAGAAGTAAATCTCATATTGGAAAAATTTACGGCCCAATGTCCGAAGAACATAAACTTAAGATAAGAAATTCAAATAAGAATAGAAAACATATAATAGTTGAATGCCCGCATTGTAAATTGAATGGTGCTAAACCCGTAATGAATAGATGGCATTTTGAAAATTGCAAGGATAGATTAGATGATTGAAGAAAACGCCAGTGAAATTAATGACTACAGTAAGGACATAGAGGATTTGTTTATATCCTTTATGGTAAGCAAACCTGATCTGTTTGTCCGTTGTAAAGGTATTCTAAAATCACAATACTTCGATGATAAGCAAAATAGAGATACAGTTGCTTTCATTGAAGGGTATAGTGTTGACTTTACAAATATTCCTTCATTACAACAAATTCGAGCAGTAACAAAGAAAGATATTAAGTTAATGGAAGTTGAGGCAGCTCAACACGACGGATGGTTTCTGAGAGAATTTGAAAAGTTTTGCAGACATAAGGCCTTGCGTGACGCAATTCTTGCCTCACCCGATTTATTAGACAGTGGACGTTATGGCGAAGTTGAAGCAACTATCAAGGCCGCGGTTCAGATCGCGCTTGTTAAAGACCTCGGTACGGATTACTACGCAAATCCTAAAGAAAGACTGGAAGCTATCCGCGAGGGTAAGGGGCAAATTTCGACTGGCTGGAAAACGGTTGATGAAAAGTTATATGGTGGTTTAAACCGCGGAGAAATAACAATTTTCGCAGGGCAGTCCGGTGCTGGCAAATCTCTATTCTTACAGAACATGGCTGTGAGCTGGGCACAGTTAGGATTGAATGTTGTTTATCTATCTCTTGAACTTAGCGAAAAGCTTTGTGCTATGCGTATCGATGCGATGCATACCGGATACGAAACAAGAGAAGTAATGCGCAATATCGACGATGTTCATATGAAAGTAAGAGCATCGCAACAGAAAAGCCACGGTTCGTTGCGTATTAAACAATTGCCTAACGGTTGTACAGCGAACGATATTCGAGCATTCATTAAAGAATATGAAATCCACATGGGGCGCAAGGTTGATGCTATCCTTGTTGACTATTTGGATCTTATGTTTCCAATGTCCAAGAAAATCTCAGCAGAAAACTTATTCGTTAAGGACAAGTATGTAACTGAAGAATTGCGTAACTTAGCAGTTGAATTAGATATCCTTTGTGTATCAGCTTCACAGTTAAATCGTGGTTCGTATGAAGAAATTGAATTTGACCCGAGTCACATTGCTGGCGGTATTTCTAAAGTTAACACAGCAGATAATGTTATTGGTATTTTTACAAGTGCTGCTATGAAGGAAAGTGGAAGATATCAAATTCAGTTTATGAAGACACGTTCCAGTTCGGGCGTAGGATCTAAGGTTGATTTAGCATTCAATAATAAGAGTTTGAGAATTTTAGATCTTGAGGAAGATGCTGATAATTCTATTACAGCAACATCAAAGAATATCTACGAACAATTAAAGAAGAAGAGTGTTGTAAAGGCAGGAGAGAAGATTGACCCGGAATCGGGCGAAGTTTTATCAATGACAAGAAATGCTACAAAGGTAGATCCGCTGGAAGGCGCTGCTGCTCTTAGAGCATTTATAAAGAAACGGTAAAATATCTAAATAGCTGATAAATAGTTGAAAGCATTTGGAGATATAAATTGCCTATCAATCGTAGAAGCAGATCTATTCTGGAGGAAATTAGTTCGTATGTTCCTCAAAGAAGTAAGGAAGATCTAATTGAAGCCAGAGCACAGCATATTATAGTTTCTGCTATTAATCTGCTTGAATCCATTGATGAAACGTTTTCTCCAGAAGAGGCTGAGGCCTTAAAGAAGCGTTTTGTTTCGAGTATCCGCGGGGCAGATCCTAATAGGTTTACACGAATGGTAAATCGTATAAAGAGCGGATGCGATGGAGACGACGACCTCCATGGCAATTGATGTCAAAAGACTTACCAGAGATTGGATTCAATATCTAAAGAATAATCAGATTGTAGGGATGCAATCTGATCCAGAAACTGGTAAATTAAACTACAAGAGAAAGGTAACAACAGACGATGTTGCTAAATTTCTTGAAGTAAAGACTGACTTTGATAATCAAGCGATTACAAATGCTATTCATATGGTGCTTGCTAAGAAAGCAATGGGTGCAGCACCAAAGAAAATTAATAATAATCCATCTCCACCGGCACCAGGAACTAATCTTTCAACTTGGCATCATACGGAAGTTAAACCGGGAGAGAGGCAACCACAACAACCCCAACAGGCAGTTGATATTGGTCCTACACGCCTTTCTCATGACAAAGATAGTATTTCAGATATAGATTATAAAGAAGTTCCAGATGACGACCCAAAAAAGAAACCACGATTCAAGCGGAGAACAAATGTTAATGAAGCTTTTGTCGACGATGAGGGTTACACGTTATCAGAAGAAGAAATCGGGGAAATCTTCAATATACTGGCTACTGGACAAAAGTCAAGCGAACCACCGGCAACCAATGAACCAGCTCGACAACCCGACAACGAACGAAAAATAAAAGACCTAAATAGGTTGAAAAATCTTATTAGGGATCGTATGGGTAATGCCGAAAGAAAAGCACTCTGGAGGGCACTAAAAGATGCCTAATATTACAGAAAATCAAATTTCAGGTGCCGATGTAAAAGCAATTTTCAAGTCTGCCGTTAATTTACGGGATAATCCTACAGGGATAGAAAAATATATTAAGGGACTTAGAAAAGATAAAATTGATATCAATGATCTTCAACAAGCGTGGAAGGATGACAATTTTCCAGATGACACAAGAGATATTGCTGCTATACTTAAGGGGCACGGGTTTAGCGACAAGGAAATAAGAAAAGTCTTTAGTGATGTCTTTGATGTCAACGACGACGATGAAATTGAGATGCCGGGTGCAACAGAGTCCATTATGCAGATAGTGGCATATGTTAAAAAATACGGAATGGAGCAAGAACTTATTTCTTTCTTAGAGAAAGAATATGGGTTTAAAGAATCGTATTCCTACCCCGACAAAGCAATGGTTGAAGATGTGCGAAATATATTCGCAGCGATAGTTAAAGAAGAACGTTCCGGAAGAGCTAAACTCATGAAAACATATGAACAGACACAGCTCGGAAGAACAAAAAAATGAAGTTAAATGAAGTATCTTGTGGTATCCCCCATTTAGAAGATCTTTCTGTTAGTGATTTTATAGAAGTAGTTTCCTGTTTAGAAAACTATGAAATTACAGAGAAGGTAGATGGATCGCAGATTTTGTTTGGGTTAGACGAACATGGGTTCTATACTTCAAGGGAAACAAAGGGCGGTACTCGAGTTTATACTGCCGAAGATTATGATCTTAAATTTTCAACCACATATATGCGTTCTGCGCATAAATTGTTGGAGGCTGTTTTACCCGAATTAAAGGGTGCTGGATTGAAGCCAGGCGATCAGGTCGAGGCCGAGGTACTTTACGGCGAACTTCCTAATGTTGTACCTTATTCGGCAGATAGGAACTATCTAATCTTCCTGCGAACCACTGAAGGTACAGTAAATATTGACCAGTTGAAGCAAAAGCTTATTGGTCATTCTCTTTCAATTACACTTGAGGCACCGTTTACACTGGATGGTAGAACAATTGAGCTCAGAGAAGAATCTAATCTCTGGTTGTTTTCACGCACCCCGATTATTAAGACAAAATTACCATCCTTATCTGTACAACTTAAGGAAATGAAAAAATTCCTTAACACAAAAGATCAAACAACAGGTAAGACATACGAAACTATCCTTGCTACTCCGTTGAATAAAATTCCGGAATGGGTTGAAGCCGGCACATGGAAAGAACTTAAATCGCATCTTAAAGAGAAGAAAGAATACATTAATGGTATGCTACTTGAAGGGCACATGATGCCAATCAAGGAAATTCTTCTTAATCAACTGGTAAGAAAGACAGCAAGTTCATTCGGCCCGTTGCTAGAGGATGGTGGTTGGATTGAAGGTGTGGTTTTAAAGGATTCTTCCGGAAACACGGTTAAGCTTGTTGATAAGAACAAGTTTGGTGTTATTAGGGAAGATGCATGGCGTGTCCGTAATCAACTTACTGAAAGCGCACGAAGCATCGATGGCGATCATAGCTTTTTAGGCGGATTGCGTGTACAGATGGCACAGGCATTAGGGCACGCCGAACTAGGCACAACACAAGCAAAACGTTATCTATCACGTGGTATTCCACTTACAGAAGGCATTAACGCCAAGTCGGTTAAGGAATATTGGTTAAATATTCTTGATTTGAAAGAGTCTGAACTTATAGGCATTTTAGATAAATATGAGACTGAAGACAAAGGCCTTGCCGAAACTCACAGAGGATTGTTACCCGACGCCATCCACAAAAGGACAATGGAGACGTTTGCGGAGACTTTTGAAAAGTTATCGACGCTCAAGGAAGCTACGATACAGGCAAGATCCGTGGAGGATCTTCTGAAAATATTAATAGGTAAATACTTGACATGAGACTTGACGAGATAGTAACATTAAATGACGTATTGAAATCAAATCAATACATTAGGCTTCTTCGCCACCTAAAAACAAAGGCAAAGAATGATATTAATGTTATGCGCATCAAGAACCAAGTTATTCAATCGTGGAAAAAGGGCATGAAACATCGTAAGCATTACGATAATCTTCTTTCGCAAATTGACATCAGTCTAAATAGTCTAATCGATAAATGAAACTAAACTATATCGAATTGCCCGAATCCGAGGGCGGCTCCGCTGTGGCCGGATGTGGAACCATCCATAAATCAGAAATCAAGCCCACCCTTGATATGCTTTCGATTGATCTCAATCTCCCATTTAATCTTAATGAATACACTTTAGGATCTACAGGTAAAAGAGATTATTCGGGTGATATCGATGTTGTCATTGACAACAATTGGTGGACAGAAGGACCTGGCGCTTTTAGAGAGAAGCTTGATCTTAAATTTGGAAAAGATAAAGTTACTCGCAATGGCGATCTTGTTCATCTGAAATATCCTATCATTCATTACAATTCTTCGTTAACTGAGTGTAAACCACGCACAGGTTTCGTGCAAGTGGATTTTAATTTTGGCAATGTCGAATGGGAAAAGTTTTATCATTTTAGTCCCGGTGAGAAATCTGCGTATAAGGGCGCCCATCGAAATCTTGCTATTTCTGCGGTTAGTGCTGTAGTGGGTTCTTTGAAGTCACCGGAAAAAGACGCACAAGGAAGGCCGGTTCAGAATATTCGATGGACATTTGGTTCGCACGGGTTTCGAAAGGTAATGCGTAGAAGCATCCAAAACGAAAAAACTGGGGATTGGTTAAAAAAGCAGCAAGATACGGTCCTTATTGGTCCCTATTTTGATCCCAACACAATTGCTGAGTTATTATTCGAAGACGAAAATGCCAACGAGAATGACTTGGTTAGTTTGGAAACTATATTAGCGGCTGTCGATAAATATTGTGGATTGGTTGAAAAAGAACAGATTTACAAGCGTATGGCTGGCAATTTTATGGATTGGAATCAAGGAAAGTTATTCTCTTATCCCGAAGAAATTAGTCGGTATTTACTCCAAGATGATAAATAAGTTTATGAATGAGCTTGTCTCATCACAAATTTAAGGAGTTATTCAAAATGACACAAAAGATTAATGGCGCCGCATATCCTGGCGTATGGGTTGAAAAGAAGGTTGCCTTCGTTAAGCTAACTTTCAACAAGGACATTTCTGCTCTTGCTGCTGCTGACCTAACAGTTCTTGGCACAGCTACACCAGCCGGTGCAGGTACAGTTGCTGATTCCAGCTTCGCAGTTGTAGAAAGCGCAATGGTTCAGGCTCTCAAGACACTTGAAACAAAGGCTACAGTTCTTGCTATCAGCAAGTACGATGCTGCTACATTCAGTGTTGACGTTATGCTAGGCAATGCAGAAGGTTGGTTCTCGGATGCAGTAGGTGTTATCGCTACAGCTATTCCAGTTCTTGGCGCACAAGCTAAGGTAACTACAGCTGGTGCTGCACCAACAAACGTTCTTGGTGCTACAGTTTCTGTTGTTAACACAGCAGTTACATTTGACATGGAATTCGTTTACCTTGACGGTACAATGCCTGTTGCTACAGCAGCCAACGGTGCATTGGCACTTGGTCCTGGTGCTACTTCCGGTGCTACACCAACAAACAGCCCAACTGGTACACCTGGTTACTACCCAGCCCCAGTTTAATCCGAATAGGATTAAACGGCTCAAAAAGCGCCCCGTGGGCGCTTTTTCTTTGGTCTAAATTTCTAACTTGTGATAAATACTATAACTTGTAGGAGATTACAAAATGGTATTTAGAGTAAATGGCGGCCTTATTAATGATCAAACATTGACAGGTGGCATGAGATTTTTCAAGATTACAGGCCCATTCGCCTGGACAGTTTCAAATGGTTCGGTAAACTTACCGGTTGTTTTCAATGGCGGTGATCCGTTAATTACAAGCTATTTTGTTGTAGGTAACAACAGGCCTGTTCCTAACAGTGCTGCCGAAATTGTTCTTAAAGAGATTAGTAAGAAAGCCGATATTGTTCTAATTGGCCTTATGCCAAACACATACAGTGCTTCAACAGAACTTCATATTGGTGTTTCGGCTTCGGCCTTTGGTTGGGGATCGGATGTTCCTGCATATGATGTTCCGCCGGCAAATGCTGATGAAGAGCAATTACCGACCTCTCCAACAGCAGCCGCAACACAAATGCAGGCAGCAATTCAGACATTGCCAAATGCTACCGTATATGTTTCGGTAGGTGCTCCAAATCCGTTGACTGCCCCGGTTACTGCTGTGGCAGCATTTGGTGCCTGCACAGTTACCGAAGTTTCGTTCTCTCTGGGTACAGCGACTTATTACAACCTAGCCTGAATTTTCTTATAAAGAATAAGCATCCTTATGGGTGCTTTTCTTTTGGTCGAATGAACCTGATTTCTTGATAAATACACAAAATATTCAAGGAATACTAATATGCCGGTAAGTGGAATTTATTCCATTAGAAATAAAACCAATAATAAACGCTACATCGGTAGCAGTGTTAATATTTCTAAAAGATGGAATACTCATAAGAGATATCTGCGAAAACAGATGCATGATAATATTCATCTTCAAAGTTCTTGGAATTCTTACGGTGAGGAAAATTTTATTTTCGAAATAATCGAAGAAAATATAAGCGAAGAGTATTTAATAGAAAAAGAAAACTTTTATTTGGAATTTTATGAAATAGGAATTAATGGTTCTAATGTTTTTAATAGTTCAAAGGGATATAATACCTGTTGGGCCAATAAGACAGGATTCGTAAATCCGTTAAAAAGGAAACGTGGTATAGAACATCATTTCTATGGAAAAGATCCGCACAATAAAGGTAAAAAATTATCTTCACTAACAAAAGAAAGAATTTCAGATAATAGTGCAAGGATAAGAACCTTTATTCTTTCTGATATATTAGGTAATAAAATCACAGTTAAGAATTTAAATAAATTCTGCAGAGAAAATAATTATAGTACATCCTCATTGGCGCATTTTAGATGTGGTAAGGTAAAAAAATGGTATAATTTTATCTCTATTGAAAAGGTAGGAGAATAATATGCCTATTCGCACAACCGGTGGTGTCTTTGACGAACAGGTGCTAACGGGTTCCCTTGCGCACTATGTTGTCTGTGACGCTGTCTTCAGTGGCGCAATTAATAGTTATGGTCAGCCAGTTCCTTATTCAGCGGCCGAAATTATTTTTACTAAAATTTCAGAAGGCGCTTATATCAACATAATGAATCCTAATGAATGTAATCTTTCATTTGCATTAGAAGCAGGAAGGTCTATATGGGACGAAATTAGTTTGACAGCAATGATTCAATCCTTAGGACCCGATGTAGGAACAGATCATGTTGACTGTTCTGTTTGTACTGTAAAGAGAGTTCCGTATATTTGGGGTTGCAGTAATGGAGCA